ACTGGTAGACATGCTTCCCAGTTCACAGGTTGAATACAATTCATAACCACCACTGACCAAAAGGCAGTAGCATAATTAATGATGCTAGTCATGTTACTTTCCCAATTATCCATGATCGCATACCAAATGGAGTGTCAGCAATCAAACTCTGAGTTGATTTTACTACCTCTTGTGGCACCACCAAACAGAATCCAATACCAAGATTGAATACATTTCTCATCTCCTCCTCGGCAATGTCTCCTGCCTTCTGAATCTTGTTAAACAGTTCTGGTCGTTCCCAAGCAGAATAGTCAACGTCAACTGTGAGACCCATTGGAAGGCATCTTGGGAGGTTCTCAGGCAGTCCTCCCCCAGTAATATGTGCCATACCAAGAATGGGAACTTCATCCAACAGGTACTGGATGAGACGGGCATAGATGGTGGTTGGTATTAACAACTCAGGCATCTCTTTGTAGTAGATGTAATTTCTCCACAGCATATCATTGACGAGAGTATACCCATTACTATGAAGACCACTACTCTCAATACCGATCACTACATCACCTGCTCGGATGTTACTACCATTAACAATATCATTCTTCTCCACAATACCAGTACAGAAACCAGCAAGGTCATAGTCATTTGCTCTATAATGTTCTGCTGTCTCTCCACCTATAAGTTCCATCCCTGCCATTGTGCATCCAACATTAATGCCATACACAATGTCACTCACGTTGGCATCAAGTGTTTTAGTGGAGATATAATCTAAAAAATATAATGGTTTAGCACCAGAACATATAACGTCATTGACGCACATAGCAACAAGATCCTGACCGATAGTGGTGTAATCATCGGCAATCCTACAAATATTAATTTTAGTTCCGACACCATCAGCACCAGATACCAATACAGGTTTCTCATATCCTGATGGGATCTCCATCATTCCATTGAACCCACCAATCTTAGGTGCTAATACTTTTAGATACTCTACAAAGGAACGTCCCTTGATAATATCAACTCCAGAAGTTTTGTAGTCCATTAATGAATTTCTCCTTTAGCAATTTGTTCACGACGTTTTAGTTTCCATACTATGTAATCCATCGTTGGAATGCACATAGGATTCCAACCTACAAATGTTGTGGATTCCTTACTTGGAATCTTCCAACAGGGAGCATCATCATTCTCAAGGTCTAATGATTTACGATACTCATCCTCACCAAGAAGAACAACTGCTCTTTCAGCAGCATTCAAACTCTTGAAACAATCAAAGCAGTTCTTTCTAATCTCATCGGGGATGTGATGTTTCATTGGATTGCAAGTGGTTGTAGTCGGTCAAGGATCTCACGATAGGCAGGAACAATATCACCTTCATCGTTTCTGAATAGATCCTTATCAAATCTTTCATCACTACCAATCTTCCAGAGTCTCATACTATCAGGACTGATCTCATCAGCAAGATACAGATCACCATGAGCATCATAACCATACTCAATCTTGAAGTCAACCAAATCAATGCCCATAATATAGAACATCTGACGGAGATAATCATTGATCCGTAGTGTCATCTCAATAAAAGGTTCTGGATCATATCCCATCAAACGCACACGATCTGGTGTTAGGAGAGGGTCATGCTTGCTATCATCCTTCAGAAAGAACTCGACAATAGGATGTGGTAGTGGAGCACCTTCTATTAAAGTTGTTTCCCTTACAATAGATCCAGCAGCACGATTCCTACAAATAACTTCTAGTGGAACAATATCTACCTTCTTACAAATCATCTTATTAGCACCAACCATATTAATATAATGAGTTGGGATATTTTCTTTGGAAAGTTTCTCAAAAATGATAGATGAAATACTGCAACAGAGAGATCCCTTTCCCAGAGGATGGTCTTCTTTCTCTCCGTTCCCTGCTGTTACCTTGTCATGATACTCAATGATAACCTGCTGTGCATCATCACCCTGATAAACAGTTTTAACTTTGCCTTCAACGATTACTTCCATAACATAACCCTTCATGTGTGCCTTGATGCAAGTTCTTTTAATTCCTTTACTGTTAGTTTATTTAATTGTTCTGTAAAATAATCTAATAGTAGTTGCTTATATTCTTTTTTAGTCATGAGTATTGTTTTATTAATCTCTCAACTTGTTTCTTATCAGATCCACAAGGAGCATTCTTAAGACATCTAATAATTAGTTCAGTATCACTGATAGGTGGTTTAATTGTAAATCCCCACCTGTCAACTTCACCTTCAGTAGGTGCTTCAACGTAATCAAATTCACTTGGCATTATACAGTATCTTTGTAGGTAATAGTTATTTGTTTGTATACTTCATCTCGATTATCACTATTGTATACATTACAACGTTCGATCTTAGCATCTAAGATCTTCACTACATTATCTATCTGTAAATTAACTATGAAATCTGTAAATACAGGAGTGATTCCTATCTTATTAGATCCTGGTGCGTTAAAATCATCCATTATTCAATACCTTTAGGAAAATTTTCAATCTCAGTCAGTTCATAGTCCCAGTCTTCCATGACTGTATTGGCCAGAAATCTATCAGAGAGCATTTCAAGTTCCTTCTCAGCATACTCTCTGGTCTCTGCTTCTAACCAAACATCAATCACCTTACCAAGTCTAAGTTTTTTAATATCCAACTCGGACAATCGCTTGCAGGCATCTCTTACGGCATTGCCAGGAGAGTCATCAACCTGTGATCGTAGTCGAACGAATATCAGTGCTTTAAACTTCATTATTATAATATGCAATGGTTGCGTGAAACTTATCTATGGGATCAATAGTCTCTCCCAATGCACTTCTTATTCTTTCTTTGACTTCTTCACTACTAATCTCTTCTAAGATCTGTCGTAGTTCATCATCATCAAACTTGATGTAGTAGTTATCACGATGCTTCATGATTTCTCCCTCTCATCAAGTGCCTCATGAATAATTTGTTTCAACTCAATACGTTCTTCTGGTGTGAAGATTGTACGATGCTTCACAGGCATAGGTTCATGACTACTTGGTTTCTTTGATTTACCAGGAAGACTCATTCCCTGCGTATCAATTTTATCCATTAAAAAAGAGGGTCTTTAACCTTCATATTATATCATTGATTGATCTGATTGTAAAGGTCTAGGAGGTAGTTTAGAGTGCTTCATACACACGATCTCTCATAATAGTAATTTTATCATAAGCATCTAAATGATCATGAAACATGGTATCATCAAAGAAATTAGATACTTGTTGTGGTATTTGTTCCATTAGCATATCACATATTTCTAAGTAATCATCACCAACTTCATTATCTTCATGCGCTTTTTTGACAAATCCATACCAAGAATGTAAACCTAAAACAACACCTTCCGTTATGCAAATGTAAACGGAATAATCAATATCTTTATCCCAATAATATTGAGAGTTGGTAATATCAACTTTACCATTAATCTCCACACGAATCATACCAAGTTCTTCCAATTCATTTGGTAGTCCGAGATGAGTAATAGCACTCACATCATAATCACCAGGATTAAAATGACTTCTAACAGAACGAATGAACTTATCTACATTGATAGCACCACCTCGTTCTTTTTGTGCGTTGATGCTTTCAATATTAGCATCAGTAAGTTTATAAATCGTCCCTTGTCCGTTCAGTTTTTTTACTTGGATAATAGGTGACTCTTGCTCATCAACAACTTCGCCGTTCTCAGTGATTAGAGTGGATGCTTGTAGAAATTCGGTCATTGATTTGTTTTGTATGAGATCATTATATAATAAAAAACCACCCCTGTCAAGAGGTGGTGGACAGTTTGGGAAGTGGTCTGAATGGACAATCTGGACATCCAGCACCACAGCATCCTCTATTTTTTATCATTAGTTTATATTGTGAAGCGATTATGTTCAGTTAATCGCTTCATCGAATTATTTATTATACAGATCTTCCAATTTGTCCCTGGATAAATCCACATACAATACTTCCTCACCCTCTTCAGGTGCCTCTGGATGCTTTGGTTTAGGAGGTTTACTCATCTCTATATTAATAGATTGAATATTACTCCACATCATTGCAAACGCAGCGCCACCAATAGCAGCAAAGCATACGAAATATAAAAAGACTTCAAAGTTATTCATGCTTCTTGTAAAGATTGAACTGTGTTGTGTAATTCCCCAACATCACGGAGACCTTCAACGCTGAACCAGGGAGCATTTGCCCAACTAAATCCAACACCCATGGTGCTATCAGGTGCTGTGATGTACCAATGACATGCTGTGTCTGGTACATCAACAGCGCACTTACTCCAGTCATCGCTCCATTGTGGGACTTGTACCCACATCACCGCAGCAAATATAAAACTGAAGAGTGATTTAATCACAGTGCGTTACCTCTGGGTAATACTTCCTCTGGGAATACAAACGATTCATGTGGTTGATCAACTGGTGCCAACCATGCACGGAGTCCTTCATTCAATAGGATGTTCTTGGTGTAGAAGGTCTCAAATTCAGGATCCTCCGCTGCACGAATCTCTTGAGATACAAAATCATAAGCACGAAGATTAAGAGCAAGCCCAATGATGCCAATAGAAGATGTCCAAAGACCCATGACAGGAACAAACAGCATAAAGAAATGCAACCAACGCTTATTGCTAAAAGCAATCCCGAAGATCTGCGACCAGAAACGGTTCGCAGTAACCATCGAATAGGTCTCTTCTTCTTGAGTGGAATCGAAGGCTTTAAATGTGTTTGCTTGATCTCCATCTTCATAGAGTGTGTTTTCAACAGTAACGCCATGAATAGCACTGAGCAGTGCTCCTCCCAGTATACCAGCAACTCCCATCATATGGAAAGGGTTGAGCGTCCAGTTATGGAAACCCTGTAGGAAGAGTAGGAATCTAAATATCGCTGCAACACCAAACGAGGGCGCAAAGAACCAACTGGACTGTCCGAGAGGATAGATGAGAAACACACTGACAAAAACAGCGATAGGCCCAGAGAACGCAATAGCATTGTACGGACGAATTCCAATTAACCTAGCCAACTCGAATTGACGAAGCATGAAACCAATGAGGGCAAATGCTCCGTGGAGCGCCACAAAATTCCAGAGTCCCCCAAGTTGGATCCAGCGGACGAAATCTCCCTGAGCTTCAGGACCCCAGAGAAGAAGAAGAGAATGACCCATAGCATCAGCTGGAGTGCTAACTGCCGCTGTAAGAAAGTTTGCACCCTCAAGATAGGAACTAGCGAGTCCATGGGTATACCAGCTCGTAGCGAAAGTCGTGCCAGTAATCCAGCCCCCAATAGCAAGATAAGCAGTGGGTAGAAGAAGAAGTCCAGACCATCCAACAAAAACGAAACGATCCCGCTTAAGCCAGTCATCGAGTATGTCAAACCATCCCCTCCCTTGTTGTTGTACTAATGTAGATGTTGTCACTATTTAAAACCTCCTTTTAAATTTTTTTGTTTTTTGTTGTTAATATCCAAAACTTCTATACGAGATTTGAATACTGTTGGAAGATTAAACCATTCTTCTTGTGCTCGTTCATAACTCTCAAAGATTTTACTTTGACCGTCTGAATACACAAATCGATAGTGATGTCTATCATATGGTTCGTCAGAAGTTTGAGCAAACCATTTTGGTAAGTCTGGTAAGACATCATCCAAGATTCTTTCTTCTGGATCTAATTTTCCGTTCATGAGAATAAGTAATTAAACTTAACATTTACAAGTAAAAAAAGAGGGGATCCGAAGACCCCCTTGCTTCCTATTAATTATAGCAGATATATTAACCGACTGTGGGAGCGGTCAAGGCCACAGGTGTGGACTCAACTGCTGCAAGATCAAGCGGGAAGTTATGTGCGTTTCTTTCGTGCATGACTTCCATTCCGAGTCCTGCTCTGTTGAGCACGTCTGCCCAGGTGTTGAGGACACGTCCTTGTCCGTCGAGGATGGACTGGTTGAAGTTGAAACCATTGAGATTGAATGCCATGGTGCTTACGCCCAGTGCAGTGAACCAGATTCCAACTACAGGCCATGCTGCCAGGAAGAAGTGGAGTGAACGGGAGTTGTTGAATGATGCATATTGGAAGATCAAACGACCGAAGTACCCGTGGGCAGCAACGATGTTATAGGTCTCTTCTTCTTGACCGAACTTGTAACCGTAGTTCTGTGACTCTGTTTCAGTTGTTTCACGAACAAGCGAGGAAGTAACGAGACTTCCGTGCATAGCAGAGAAAAGAGATCCACCGAATACCCCAGCAACACCGAGCATGTGGAACGGGTGCATAAGGATATTGTGTTCTGCTTGGAATACAAGCATATAGTTAAAAGTACCAGAGATACCAAGAGGCATAGCATCGGAGAAAGAACCTTGACCGAAAGGATATACGAGGAAGACAGCAGATGCTGCGGCGACTGGAGCAGAGTATGCTACGCAGATCCAGGGACGCATACCCAAACGATAGGAAAGTTCCCACTCACGACCCATATAGGCGTAGATGCCGATGAGGAAGTGGAAAACGACGAGTTGGAAAGGACCACCGTTATACAGCCACTCGTCAAGCGATGCGGCTTCCCAGATGGGATAGAAGTGAAGACCAATTGCGTTGGAAGATGGAACAACTGCACCAGAGATGATGTTGTTACCATACATGAGTGAACCAGCGACGGGTTCACGGATGCCGTCGATGTCCACAGGGGGAGCAGCGACGAAGGCGACGATGAAGCAGATAGTTGCTGCCAACAGAGTTGGAATCATCAGAACGCCGAACCAACCGACATAGAGGCGGTTATTGGTAGAAGTTACCCACTCGCAGAATGATTCCCACGATGAGGTTGATTGTTGTCTTGAAAGTGTTGCCATTGTATTGGAAAAAAAGTAAGATCATCAGGGAAATGATGGTTTTACTATTCCTGTACCACCCTTAGATACAGGTATTAAAGACGTTTTTATACACCCTAGAGGTCTTGGTTTGCGGGGTGTGAAGACTTGTTAAGAAATGTGTTGGTTTCTTAACCTGCTGACTTATTTATAATACCATGGTTTTGGGTCTCTGTCAACCCCTAGTATCGATATTCTTGGATTCTATCCAAGACGCGATTGAGATACTTGTGTGCTAGATCCTTTTCTTTCTGCCAAACCGATTTAGATTCCCCGTCAACCTCATGCTTGAGTTTGAGAATATGACATATCAGTTCATCTTTGTTCAATTGATTTTTTGGCATATTACAAAAAGAAAGATCTTACCCAGTATATAGAGTAAAGTCTTTTATGTCTGTTATTAGATTGGGTTTTGTGCTGGTATCAACATACCAGCACCTGATGGTCCGTCATCACCACTATTCACCCAAAGTAGGCCAAACAACTTCTAATGGATTTGTTGTAGTAGATGTAATATCTCTAAGTGCCTGAACGTATGTGTCCAAGTCAGTAATATTGTCCGTCGTATCTACACCTTGTCGAGTTTCACTCATATTTCTCATAACTCTCCACTCAACTTCTTTGATTTTCTCATCTCTATTTTCTCTAACTTCTGTCCAGAGTTCTGCTACCCTAGAAACACGTTCAGACAATGTTAATGAAACAACTTCCCATGAACTTCCATTCCAAATAACTTTTTGTGTATCATTATCATATGACGGAGAATCTCCAGCAGCAACATATTCTGCATCAGTAAGTTCTTCATTAGTAAATGTAGAAGAGTCTGTTCTCGTACTTCCATCAGAAAAACGAATTCTTTCTGGTAATGATGATGGATATTGACCTTTATAAGAATAAAGCATCTTAAATCTCCTTAGTAAACAGCAACAAATAATGAATCATCAGGATCCATTGGAGTAGAACTACGTCCTGTAACAGCATGAATCACTCGTATTTTTTCCCCACCACTAAAAGTGTAGGCAGGACTTCTCATTACGGTTCCTGAATATCTTGTAGCTCCACTGGCTTCACGAAATACATAATATGTAGAAGATGTTTGAGCAATCTGTGCATCTCCCACGGTTGCAAGAGTATTAGATCCCCCATCTGCAGTTAATTTATATGTATCACCGATACCATCTGCAGCACCTGTATTACCAGATCCTGTAGAGTGGGCAAAAGAAAACTTCCCAGTGCCATAACTAGTACTCATATTTGAATAAGTATAACCAGATGCTGTTTGTGGTGTAACAGGAAATCCTTGTGTAGAACTTCCTGTGATTTGTGAGGTATAGGTCTGCCATCCAGAACCACTACCTCCACTACTAGTATTAAAAATCCAAGATGCTACAAGAGTATTTCCATTTATAACTTGAACTCCAGCAATTGGAATATCATTAGTAAAAGTGGTGGATGTAATTTTTACTCCAATATAAACTCTTCCACTCCCACTAAAGTCAGTTTGAACTTCACCAACATCATAAGGTCCATTATAATCACTACTATTTCCCATAAATGTATCAGATGCAATAAAACGATTACTGATCTCATAGAAAGATGATGATATATCTATCCCCGTTGGTTCTGCAGTTCCTGTTGACGTATCATTAATCGTCACCGCAGAACTAGTAACTAAAATTGACCCGCCACCATCTGGGTGAAGAATTTTGATTTGGAATGATTCTGTTTGACCAGTCTCTGTAAATCCATCAGAAGTTGCTGTTATTGAAATCGTTCCTGTAGATCCACTAATACTAACCGTTCCAGACGTAGCACTAATATCAGATGATTCCATATCAGCACTAAGCACAGACTCCCATTGTAGTGTTCCTGATGGGTAATTAGTGGTATTAACAGTAAAAGTTACACTTGAACCTTCATCAACGTTTGACACACTAGGAGTACAAGTTGCCGATGGTGCCACAGATGTGTCATTAATAGTTATGGTAGTTAATCCAACTACAGCATCAGCGGCGCTATTAATTTTTACATGTACTTCAAAATCTTCACTTCCTTCTGTGGCAAGATCATTTAGTGCAGTAATAGTAAAACTACCTTGACCACTAGAATTTAATGTAAAAGAACCATCTAGAGAAGATAAATCTGTAGAGTTGATAACAAGACGATCAAGGTCATAAACATATGCTGAACCAGAATTAGAAGCATTGTCATCATCAGCATAAGCACCAACGACAATCTTGTTACTACCTACAGCAACTGCTTGTCCAAAATAATCAGCACCAGCACCATCAGAAGCAGTAATCTTAACTTCATTGGTTCCATCTAGATCATAAACATATGCTGAACCAGAATTAAATCCATTGTCATCATCATAACGAGCACCAACAACAATCTTGTTACTACCTACAGATACCGAGCGTCCAAATTCATCATTAGAAGCACCATCAGAAGCAGTAATCTTAACTTCATTGGTTCCATCAAGGTCATAAATGTATGCTGAACCAGAACTAGATCCATTGTCATCATCATAATGAGCACCAACGACAATCTTATTGTTTCCTACTGCGACTGACCATCCAAAAGAATCACCACCAACAGCATCAGAAGCATTAATCTTAACTTCATTGGTTCCATCAAGGTCATAAACATATACTGAACCAGATCCAGATCCATTGTCATCATCAGCATAAGCACCAACGACAATCTTGTTACTACCTACAGCAACTGCGTATCCAAACCTATCATCAGAAGCACCATCAGAAGCAGTAATCTTAACTTCATTGGTTCCATCTAGATCATAAACATATGCTGATCCAGAACTATTTCCATTGTCATCATCAGCATGAGCACCAACGACAATCTTGTTACTACCTACAGCAACTGCTTGTCCAAAATAATCAGCACCAGCACCATCAGAAGCAGTAATCTTTGTTTCTCCAGTCCCGTCCAAGTTGTAAATATATGCTGAACCAGAATTAAATCCATTGTCATCATCATAACGAGCACCAACAACAATCTTGTTACTACCTACAGATACCGAGCGTCCAAATTCATCAGCACCAGCACCATCAGACGGAGTTATTTTAGTTTCACCAGTAGATCTTACAACATAGTAATGAGTTCCTTGATAAACATTCGTTCCAGTTAATGTAAAGGTAAGTGTATCACCCTCATTCATAGTTGAACTACTTGGTGTGAAAGTATAAGAAGGTTGTGGCATATTAAAGGTTCCACTTTCTCCAAGTATCATTCCAGAAGTTGATCCGTGTCGTATTTGAATCTTATATGACTCAGTTTCATTGATAAAGTCTCTAACTAAGGTCTTAGAAATTGTACCTTGACCACTAGAATTTACAGTAAAACTACCGGTCAAACTGTTATTAGTGAAATCTGAGGAAGATACACTTCCTGTTACAGATGCAATTGTATAATAAACTAAATCTCCATCTTCATAACCATCCAAAGTAACGGTGAAGTTTTTAGGTTCTCCTTCTAAATGATCTCCAGAATTGGGAGAGATACTTTCAAATATTTTTGTTTTAGGCCACCGTGTATCATTACAAGCAATATTAGAATCTAGTAAATCAAAAATTCCATTAGCCACATTTCGATTAGTTGATCTTTCGAGTCCAATAATTCCAGCGTTTCTTTTCATTACAGACCATACCTCCCTTTGTGTACGTTGTAGTTTTGTAGGATTTCTAGTGCTGATAGTGATTTTTGATAAATTCTAACTATAGAAATAAATCCAAGATACTCTCCTCGATGAGAATTAGACCCAAATTTATCAGCTATACCAATACCCAAAGTACCATTAGATTGAGTATATGTTCTAATATCTGAGGCAGTGCCAACAGAATTTTTGTCAACATAAACTGTTGCAGTGCCACTGTCTACTACGAGAACATGTTGGTGCCAAACTTGAGTTGTGGGATTGGAACTATACATCAACTGAGTCTCACTGTTGCTGGTATTTTTATATCTCATTGAATTATATCCAAATAATAAACCATTATTGTTTCCAGCACCGCCATTCCAATCACTATTTGCAGAGTTTGTCCAAAGATTTCCACCAGCCCAAGGGGTGGTGGTTGGGGCACTTGTACTATCATAATAATTCCAAACTTCAATAGTAAAGTTTGCTCCCAATGTGAACGAATCATTAGGTAAGGTAAAACACCCTTGAGTGGAGTCAGAAGCAGGACCATCTGTCCAATCAAACCACCCATTAGAATTATAAACTACTTCGGAAGAATTAGTTCTAGTTGCATTATTTCCATTACCACTCAGGTCAGTCCAAGTATTTCCAGAACCAGAGTAAGAACTATTGTTATAAGCGTCTAAATGCAGTGCCAGATCAGTAGTAACAGGACCTGTTGCTGCTGCTGCTGCTGTAAAACTAAGAGTTGTTGTGTCACTAATACCAGCATAATATACACCGTTATTAGAAAAGGCAGTTGCATCAATATTAATATAGTACTGAGTACCATCAACTAAAGTAGAACTAGGTTGGACAGATATTGAACTCGTACCATTTCCAGTAACTTGATTAGAAGTTACACTTATTGTTTCAAAAATTGAATTATCAGAAGATTTCTTGATGACAACATTTCCAGTACCAATGGTGATTGGATGATTAAAACTAAGAGTTATAGCAAAATTTCCAGGATAATTAGTTAATCCATTTGCAGGTGATGATGAAGTTAAGACTGGTGTGAAGTGCCTATCTCTATCTAAGGTGAAATTATGATATACTTCTAAAGATGATAATACTCTACTATATGTAGATATACTAGACATCTTTCCATCAAGATAATTACTGAAACTTAATACTCTTCCACCAATCCTTGTGTTAGATCCTGTTCCTACATATGCACCATTTGCTGTGCGAGAATTATCAAGAGATCCATCGATAAAAATTTGCTGTAGACGTGTTGTGGAATTTAGTGTAAAAGTAATATTATACCAAGTACCTGCAGATAATGTCTGACTACCATCCAAATCATCATTATATAATCCAAATATCAGACTTGAATTTCTTTGTTCCAAATGAAGACCCCTTCTAGAAGAATTTGTTCCGTGTTGTAATAATATTCTGCCAGCACTACTAGTGGTTATTACATCAAAGTTCACCCAGAAACTTATCGTCCAATCACCCTGTAAGAAAGAATCGGACAATCCAGAAGTTTCGGAGACATAATCATCGGATCCATCTAAATCAAAGTAACCACCAAAACCAGAATTAAAAGTAGGTCCATTAACTAGAGTTGCATCATTTCCATTACCACTTAAATCACTCCACGTAGTTCCAGAACCAGAGTAAGAGTTGCTGTCACTAGCATCTAAATGTAGTTCCAGACCATTAGCAACCAATCCTATTACTGCAGCTGCTGTAAAACTAAGAGTTGTTGTGTCACTAATACCAGCATAATATCCAAATCCCTTATTGTGATAAAAGGCAGTTGCATCAATATTAATATAGTACTGGGTGCCATCAACTAAAGTAGAACTAGGTTCTATTATTATAGTTAATCCACCATCTAAAATAGTAACTTGATTAGAAGTTACACTTATTGTTTCAAAAATTGAATTATCAGAAGATTTCTTGATGACAACATTTCCAGTACCAATGGCAAGTTCCGAAGAGAAACCAAGACCTATAGCAAAATTTCCAGGATGATTAGTTGATCCATTTGCAGGTGATGATGAAGTTAAGACTGGTGGACCCACAAGCCGACTTCCAAAATAACCATGGTTTTTTGTTACTTCTTCTAATGATAGTGCTCTATCATAGACAGAAAATTGTGCTATTTTTCCATCAACATTATCATTAGAATATCGTACACTTCTCATCAACCGCAGATCAGAATATGATGGTGATATATTGATATATCTAGACATGTTATCCCCAGTTAGAGTGACTTCCAATACACCCTTATAATAGAATTTACCAACTCCATTTTCCCTTACAATCACAAAATTAACCCATTCACCATCGGTAACACCACCAGTAGAAATGTACCCAACGAAGTAATTATCGTGATATAACTGTAACCTGTCGCTGGTAGAAATCCTCAAAGAAATACCTCCAGATGCCGAATTATACCGCCCATTTGAAAATATTTCATCCCCACTATCAAAAGAATCAAAGTTTATCCACATAGAGTAAGTATAATCATCACTTCCTGGAGACAATCCATCATTTGGTATATCAACATAAGTATTATCACTCGTCATATCAAAATACCCAGGTGTTGCGGTATATGTGGGATTTCCCTCTATCTCCCCATGTCTTCCATTACCACTTAAATCATACCAAGTAGTCCCAGAACCTGGATAAGAATTAGAGTCTCCTGCAAATAAATGTAATTGAAGTCCATAATGGACATATCCAGCAGTCATTTTAGATCTATCTAGATTTAGAACACCAGTATTTGTAGTTCTACCCTTCCCAATCAATCCACAATTAAGTGTATAATATCCCATAATTAACTAATTTCTTCATAAGAGCAAACTGCTTCTAAATCTGAAGCAGCACTTGCAGTCAATCTTATACTATCATTTTCTTCCAAATAAATTGATGTGTCCTTTGAAACAAGAACAAGAGTTGCATCTGCAGGAACAGTTATCGTTTTAGCCAGATGAAATTCTGTTGATTGATTTTTATATACAGTAGCAGTTATATCAGCATTATTCGTTCCATCAATATTTGATATAACTAATGAATTTATTTTAAATATTTTTCCACTAGAAGAAGAATTTGTCACAATAGCAGCTGCAGAAGTTCCAACTGCTTGTCCTACAGTCTTGCCTTGTATGGTAGATAACTCTGCAATATTTGGATTTGCCATTAATAAAATTTCTCCTTTACTTAGATATTTAGTTTAACCAAAAACTATTGCCATAGCAATTCTTTTAGCAGTCAATCCTGTTAAATTACCTCCACCACCATAATAAGTGACTGCATTAACATCACCACTAAATGTAGAGATACCAGAAATTGATAATGCGGTTCCTACAATGTTAGTACCAGATATACCACCACCAGTAAATTCACCATAAACATTACTATAAAGTCTATTTGCCGTTAAAACTCCAACAACATTTACATCACCACCAAATGAAGATGCACCAGAAATTGATAATGAAGTTCCTACAATATTAGTACCAGATATACCACCAGTGAATTCACCATGAACAGTACTAAAAAGTCTATTTGCCGTTATAACTCCAACAACATTAATATCACCAGTAAATAATGAATTTCCCTGCACCTGTACAACATTGGTATTTTCGGAATATGATCCTATACCAACTTTAATTTGTCTTAAATATGACATTTGAAATACCCTAGATTAATGTTTCTAACACAGTAATTGTTACATCAATTTTACTATTAACACTAGAGGATAATTTAAATTGATCACCTGGAACCAATGTATATCTACCTGTTGTCAATTCTATAGTATCACTTGGTGCGACTGGTTTTTTATAAGCAGAGTGGACTGTAAGAGCAGTTCCAACAACATCTCGTTCCAAAGAAAGAGTTACATCTTGTGCAAGAGTATCAAGATTTGTAGCTTGAGCACATAGGACAACAGCATTATATCCAGCAGGAGCAGTATAAATTCCCACTGGTGAAGTAGTTGATTGAACGGGAATGGTTACATAATTATTGAGTGCTAACGCCATTTCTTATAATGCTCCTAATGATAGTATGTATGGTGTCATTGTGGACAATAAACTCTTTTCGTAAGCTTGACCCGTAATGCTGCTGGTATTTTGATTAATGGTAACCCCATCACCAATTTTAAAATTACCAGATTGATTAGTGCTTGTATGGATAACCAAACCACCTTGAGTATTTACCACTTCATTTTTTGGAATTGGTGGATTTCCACCATTAAATGGAATCGAATTTGCAATTTCAGTTCCAGACCCAACAAATTCAAACGAATGACCTGTGGCAAGAATTCTACTCTGTTTAAAGAAGTTCACCGTAGTTCCAACACCAACTGCATAAGGAACATTTTCATTTATGGTGACTGTAGATATTCCACCAGAAATTTTAGTCGCCTCTTTAATAGTATAATACTCTGGTTCCAATATAGCAGTGCCTGTAGCAGTATTTATACCACTAGATGGTGCTGCAATAGTAACAGTTGGAGCACTCTCATACCCTCTACCATTAGATAACATATCGATGGATGTTACAGAACCATTTTCTATATTGGCAATTCCTTTTGCAGCAATTCCCCAAGAGACAGAAGGTGAACTTACAGTAACAATTGGTGCTGACGTATATCCAGATCCACCATCAGTAATTTCAATACTATCAACAGTATCATAAAGATCATTAAAGTAAATTACTTGTCCATCATATGGTCTAGCAATATACGTCTTAACTGCTCCACCACTATTATAAGTATGATTAAGTGTAGAAACTCCAACAAATGTTTTGAACTGTGTGTTCGATACTACTTCAGTTACATTGAAAATATATCCATTCTTGCCACTCGGGAATATATCAGTATCTGATCCGCCACAATTCATAACAAGACCAGAAATAGTAACTCCCATACCAACATTAAATCCATGCTCAGAATCTGTTGTAATTGTTATTTCACCAGTCGATGCAATATAGGTAGCAGTCGAAATAGATAAATTTGAAGTAGAAAGATCAACTTCAAATTTATCTGATAGTGATGATGCAGAAGTCGTAACTATGCCAGCATACTTTTTACCACTTACACCATCAGCAACTAAACCCTTTATTCCGAATGAGGAATTTGAGTTTGTTAAATCACATCCTCCTCCAGACTCACAAGATATTGCTTTCTCATTACAAATAGTAAACATAGAAACCAATTGAGCATATCCTTGATTTGTAATAGATGCCCCAATACCACCTTGATTATATTGTGTATATGAATCAAGCACCATTGATTTGAGTGGTCCAATAGCAGCAGCACCATCAATCTTTATACCAATACTATCAGGAATAAAGTTAGTACAGTTCTGAATATAAGGAGATTGGTTAATATATCTTGGTTTTGTTGGGTCAAATGAAATTAAAGATTTTCCAGACATAGATCCTCTGAAAGACATCTCTGCAATATAATTTCCGTTACCAACATAGAACAGGTCTTTATCTGCATTTTGAGGTATTACTGTAGTTTCTCTTAAAGAGTGACCAATTATAGTAACTTCATCTGGAAGAATGATTGGATTATTTTCAATATATGATCCTGGTGCAACTCTTATCACTATATCTGTTGACCCAGAAGATACGATAGAATCAACTGCTGATTTAATTGTGAGTTTTGGTTTGCTCAATGTACCATTAAAAGAGTCATTTCCATCTTTTGCAACATAGATAATATTCTCTTCAGTAATTTCTGGAGTATTTGTAAAATTATTATAGTCAAGATAATAAGATGCTGCCTGATTGTTTAAATTAGTGGCAGTGGTTGCTGTTCCAAGTAAATTTCCATGGAAAGATGTTGCCGTTACAACCCCAACAGCAAATACATTTTGACCAACATAAAGACTTTCTCTGGCAGTAACAAAACCAATAGAGTCTATATTGGTTACATCTTCGTAAGTTAATGTTCCAGCAATTGAAACATTTCCACTAAAACTTCCCGTTTCTGCAGTAATACTCGTGGCACTAACTTCAGAAATACCACCAATACTCGCAGCATCTGGATCTAATATAATCGAGGAAGTACCAATAGAAAGAGTGCCGGTGATTCTGGCATCGCCTACAGTAACGAAACTTGCATCGGGATAAGCAGTAGTACCAATACCGTTCGGATCAACATGAACACCCGTGAATGTCTGTATTCCAACTTCATTAAACTTCTTCCACCCTTGCCCCTGACGAATGAATGCACCATTGTCATACTTGGGAGCATCTTCAATACCACCGCCACCTATTGTAGAAAGTTGTTGCTGGATACGATTAATGAATAATCTATAATGCTCTTGAAGTTGTGGTAATGTTACAAAGTCATCCTTTGATAATGGATCTCCATTATCTGTATTGAGTGGTTCATTGAGAAGTCCTTCTTTAATGACTTCATTGACTGTATTCTCTGGATTTATCTTTGAATAAGTTTCCCGAATATAATCAATCTTATCTTCAAGTCTAGAAATATTACTTTCCAGATTATCTAATGGTAGATTGTTAATTTCAGAAAATACTTCTTGCTTTAAGTCAATTAAATCTTTATGATTTTCTTGTAAGAAACTATCAATCCTTTTAATAGTTTTTTCATTGACAACTACATCAACTTTTACATCCGTAATTTCATTTTTTAATTTTGATACATACTCCTCAATAGAACTCTTATTTTCTGTAATAGCATCATTTAATTTATCGAGTTTATCAATCTTACCTTCAATAATTTTAGTGAAGTTAATATAAGTTGCAGAATCTCTCCGCATCCGTGACGAAGATTTCTCAAACTTATCATAAAGCAGTTCAATATTGCTATCAATTGTTTCAGCAATATCATTCAACTTATTATTAAATTCTTCACGTATAATATCATTCTTAATTTTACTCATTCCTTCGTATGAAGTCTTGAGTTTTTTGATATTATCATCAAGAGTCAACAATTGAGAGAACATTGCATTCTCTAAATCAGACTTATCTATTTTTGTAGATAATTGTTCTGAAAGAAGTTCTATTTTTTCTACAAAATAATCTAGTTTATTGGAATTTGATTTATACTGATCAAAAGATTCATTTATAGTATCATCTTTCACTAGGTCTACGGAAGATTTTTTACTATTATCAAACAAATCAGACGGTTTCTTTAACACCACTTTATAGTATCTCTCCAATTAAAAGAGTAATAGTATTTATCATACCAGTAAATGTTGATCTAGTCAATATGCAAAAAACTCCCACATTTTGTAGGAGTATTGAATCAACTTGAAGTTGGTACATAAATTGGTTGCATCATACCACCATCTGGTGGTCCGTCATCATCAACATCTTCCATTAATACAGAATGAATTATAAAAGCACCCAACATTAAGGTTGCTAATATTATCATCAGAAAATGCCAGGGATGATTTGACCTGTGGTTGCATAAGCACCCATTGCTGCAATGACTCCAATCATTGCTGCCCAACCATTAATACGTTCTGCTCTTTCGTTCATGAGTTTTCTCCTAGTGTAAGATAAAATTTGGTTTGATCTGATGGTGAGTTCTCGTAGATAGAACTGTTACCATATTCTTTGTGGTCTTTGTATCCAACCATACGACCTTTCGTATTTTGGATTGCTCCCATCATAGCAATGATCAGGAAGATTGCAGGTGGTCCAATGATAAGGGCACCACCAATTACATAGTAAGTGAGAAGTTCAATCATCAGAATCCGAACGCACCAAAGAAAAATACGCTACCACTGAAAGCATAAGACACAACAGCAGCAACAAATCCAAGCATAGCAGTGCGTCCATTTAGTTTCTCTGCTTTTTCTGCATAACTTTCGTAACCATAACGCTCTGCGTCAGTCTGAGAGACGTACATCTGGGGTTCTTTAGCGAACAGATTCTGTTGTCCACGATCATTAGTTGTTACAGTCACGATACACTCCGTAATGTTTCTTTACATAGTATATAGGAATTATAAAATTTTGTCAAGTCAATGAATCTGATGGTATCCT